TTTTGCTCTATAGCACAAACAAATAAAGATTGTGTCATATATGTTTTTCCTTGCAATTATCAAAATGCCATTGTTTAGCATTGCCTCTATTAGTAGTAGTTTTACAATAAGGACAAGTTATTAATATTTTATTCAGTGAATTACTATCACCTTTTGGTTTTCCTGCGTGTGCCTCTCTAACGTTATCACCAGTTGGTGCTTTACGAACATTATCAGGATGATAAGGACCAACATCGTTATAACGAGCCATAACGAGTTGCCCTTTTAACTTTCCTCTATTGACTATATCTTCCCCCCACCATTCAATCCACGAATCGTAAGTAAATTGCCAATCTATATTGCGTTTTATTGCAGTTAGTCGCTGCACGTTATATTTGTGTCTTAATGTAGTTGTCATACTTGTATTATATAGTCAACCTCCAGGATTGTATATTTTTTTAATTGCTGGTTTATTTGAGTAATCCTTTACCACATATCTATCTCTATAAGAAGCCATACGTTGTGCAGGTGTTCTATTATCGTATGGTTCAGCCCATCCGTTTAAACACCCTAATAGTGCATAACGTGCGCTATCTATACAGTCATCTGGGTCACTGAATCTGCCTTTTGCATCAACAAAGTAATTACTACATTCATTAATAAAATGAGTGCAATTCTCGTTAATATGGAATGACTCCATTTCAATCATTTGACGCATTGTGTTTATGCCAAAACTTTTATGATTAGTCCTTTTACCTTGGTCATCAGGTGGATTCATAACTGGATCAGGCAACACATTTAATTCGTATTCTTCAAATAGTTGTCGTAAACTTAAACTACTCATTGTATATCTTCCAACTGTGCCTGCATCTGGTGGTAGCACGATTGGTGTTCCAAATACTTCAGGACGTAGTAAATGTTTAATATAATTTGCTGGATTTGCCTCATCAACTCCTTTGACAACAATTTGTCTATGCAACCACGCTTCTTTAATATCTGGTTGCCAATACATTAAACTAATAACTGTCTTATCATTAACTAATCCTAAATCAAGTGCAATAATTCTGTGTATGTTATTCATACGTTCAAAATCAAAATCACCTGTTTTGTATGTGTTCCAATTATTAATCGGGAATACTGCTCCCAAGCCCATAACAGGCTTACCTGCAATACGTGCTTCTCGTTCGTGTGGTAAGTAATCACGAATTAATTGTTCTCGTGTTGATTTTAACAAGAATGGTTGCCCCCATTCATCGTATTCAGGCACATCGTCCCAACTTACTCGCACATATTCATAACCATCTTCTTTATTCCAGAACTTGCTCACAAGTCCGTTTAAACCTTTTAATGGCGTGAACGAACATAGAACTTTACCTTGTGTTGTAGCAGTTCGTGTAACAATTTCTGAGAAGAAGTCATCTGGCGGTTGTTCGTCAAACACTGCTAGGTTAAGTTTAAAACCCTGCAACTGACGAACTTCCTGTGTGTAGTTAGCAAACAGCAAATAACTTTTTGCGCCACTAACGTGTTTAATCTCTACACCAATACAGTTAGCACCATCTGTTCGCATTGTATCTAACACAATACAATGTTTAGGGATAGCGCCACTACCAATATTGTCGGTGATTTTAATATCAGGTGTGCCTAGCAATTCTTGTTGCAATACTAACGCAACCTGCGACCAGCCTTCACCAGCAACCATACAAGTAATTGCTTTGTTAAAGCGATAACCATCCCACCAATCGGGGTATAAGCCTGTTAAGTGCATAGCAGTTTCAAAACAAGTTGAAACAGTTTTACCGACACGGTTAGCAGCAAGAATACCACGGCGTTCTGCCGATTGGTTAACACCTGTTCTAAAGAATTTGCGTTGATGCTCAAACGGTCTAAAATACTTTAAAGCGTTTGTTCGCATATCAGCAGCAACTTCAATCGTTAAATCTTGAAGTTGTGCTTTTAATGGTCCTGGTATAGTAGCAAGAGCATCTACAGTTAAGTCGTTCTTGTCAACAACATAACGCAAGGCTCTTGCCATTAGCGTTTCTTCAGCAATCATATTATTCTACAGGATTATTCTTGTGTAGGTCTACAAGATTATGCAGTGCTTCACTCAAATCACGTATTTCGCTGGCGCTGCATAGCCAAGTATCAGGGTTGCCTAAATCTTCTGGCTTGCGTAATAACACATTGTGCAAACGTTCAGCAGTTAATCGCATAATATGTTCAATCTGGGTAGGAAAGCGTGATTTAAACGCTTCCCTATGTGCCTGATTGACTTTCTGCATTATTAACGTGTCACGAACTTGCTGCGCTTGTTGTGCTTGGTCAATAATAGGTTTAGTCATTATACATTCCAAGGATTGTCAGCAACGCTATCGTTTAGAGTAACGAATTCACGGTCAACCCATACATCCCACTGGTTGCTTGCGTTAACTTTGAACTTGCCTGTTTGCATCATAGCACGTAGGCGTTTACCTTGTGGTGTTAGGCTTCCATCTTCACGCACTGCTAGTTGTTCACCTGTGCGTGGGTCAATCCACTTCATAATTTCTGGACGAGTGCGACCAAACTTGTCAATCTTTTCGCCGTGTGGCTTTAGTTCTAGTGGACCTAAGATTTCGTAACTGATTGTGCCGTTGTTATACTTACGGAACATTACGTGCACTTTCTTGTCCATTGCACGACATTCTGGATCAGGATGTGGCACCATATTTGTAAAGAAAGTGTTTTGAACTTGGCTACGTGCAGGTAGTGCTTCGCTACGTGCAGGGCAAGGACGTAGTGCTTCTTCAGGCACCATTTCGCTTTTCTCAACGTATGGGTTATCGCCGCCAATAAACTTTTGGTCTACTTCAACACCGTTAAGCACATCCATTGCTACTTGGTATTTTAGTTTGTTTGCACGACCTTTTAAGTTTAGAACAACGCCTGTTTCATCGTATACGAAACGTTCTAGTTCTTTGGCTGTTGGAAAGTCTGTCATTAAACCTTCTAGGTCATAATCGCCTGCGTTTTCAGCACGTGGTGCTTGCGGCTTGACAGTTTTTGTTTGAGTGATTTCTTCTGCTACTTCGGCAGCACGTTGCTGTTTAGATTGAGTTGCAGGTGCTGTATCATTTGCGGTGTCCCAAATGTTTTGTTCAGCAGGAGTTTGAGGTGCATTCTTTTTCATAGTCTATCCTTTACTAATTTGTTCAATGCTAACAACTAATCGTTGTTACTATTATTTAGCAATTACCAATTTTGTAGAGTTGTAGAGTTTGTAGAGGAAAAAACGGGGTTTACGCACTATAAAAACACACACGTTACTTTTTTATATTTTAACTGCAAAATCTACTCTACAACTCTACAACTCTACAAATCGTGCTGCAACCCGCATAGATACTGGGTTTTTAGTTGTAGAGATAGTTGTAGAGTTACTATTATTTTGTAGAGTTGCAATAAAAAAGCCCCAATTAAGGGGCTTGTGTGAGTGTGTGTAGTGTTTACTTACGACCAGCATTACCGCGAGTAGGACCACGACCAACGTTAGTTGTGCCGTGAACACCCTCAAGTGCAGGGTTAGTAGTGCCACGCTGACCACGACCACGTGCAGCAAGTGCATCAGTGACCATATTTGCTAGAACAGCACGTTCGCTAGAACTTTTATCCTTAGCAGCCATAAATGTGTCACGCTTTCCAGCATTACCTGCATTACCGACTGTAGGACCACGTTTTTGGTTAATATCTTTTGCCATATTATTTGTTTCCTTTTGTTGGACCACGACCTACATTGATCTTGGCTTCTGCACCAGGTTTTTTAACTGCTACAGTGCTGTCACCACGGAATTGTGGATGACCTCCAATTTTGTCAACGTTGCCAATCTTAGTGCTAGGAACTGGACGAGTATAAGGACGTTTGCCTTCTGCGCCAAATTCTTCACGACCACGTTCAATATCCATATTGCCTTTTGTTGGACCGCGACCTGCGTTAACTACAGCAGTTAGACCACTGTTGTTACCTGCTAAACGGTTCTTGCCACGATTTACACCATCGCCAGCCATTCCGTTAAAATCTAAATTAGATGATTGTTTCATTTAGTTTTTCCTTTTGTCTTAGTAGACTTTTTTGCTGCTTCTCGCTTAGTTGCATATGCGATGGCTAGCGACTGTTTTACAGGTCTGCCTGCTTTCAGTTCAGTTTTAACATTTTCTTCAAATGCTTTTTTGCTTGTAGATTTTTTAAGCATAATATATTTAGTCCCGTTTGGCAATAAGGTTAGCCAAAGCATCAGCAAAAGCAGCCTGTTTTGCTGCAACTGCATCTTCACCCTCAGTAACTTCCACTTTCGCAAGTGTGTTCATTACCTTGTTTAGTATCATATTGTGATATTTTAAGGTAAGTTGCTTGTCGTGACTATCTCTAGCCGCTAAAAAGTCTTGGACAAGTATTTCTTCGTAACTGTTATCACCGCTACGTATTCTAATTTCTTCTAGCAGTTTTTCAGCCGTTAATTTAGGACTGCTGCCTTTTGGACGACCTGCACCTGGACGCGCACCGCCTGCGTTAGCACGTGCACCGCCAACTTTCTTTTTGGGTTTTTCTTGGTTTTCCATAATATTATTTAGTTCCTTTACTATGCGATTTTGGTGTGAGGTAAATAGTGTTTTAGACTAGAAAGGCATTGTATG